TGTAAAGACCAACAAGTCAGCTTCGACCACGGCAAGGACCATAGACTTCTTCCAGGCCACGGGTGCAGACATGGTGTGGTACTTCATGGCCTGTAATGATCTCACAAATGACCATTCCAGTGCAAACGTGTTCACAGTATGTCACAACGATGCAGATGCATTCATTGGTTCTCCGAGGGGTGGTACTTCCGGGACTGCTAACTCAATGGTATCCACGACTGCTGACATATCCAGCAACCAGGTCAGAGTAAAGATCGCAGGACCGAGCAATGATTCAAAGATCAGTCTCTACAAGATTCCAATATCGAGAGCAAACACAGATGACGAAACATCAGGGGTAACGATCACCACATCAAACACAGATGTAGATTCTGCCTCAGAGAGCATAGACACATTCGCACACGCATCTTTCAGGGCCGCCAAGTACACGATACTGGTAGACGACAACGCCAAGACAGAGACAGGAGTCACAGAGGCACTTGTGGTGCATGATGGGACCAACGCTTTCATAATACAGTATGGTACAGTCAACACCGGCAACAACGATATGATCACACTGTCAGCGGCAATCTCAGGAACCAACGTTGTGGTTAGTGCGGCTGGACTGACTCCAAACCTTAGTTTGAAGACACACAAAACTTTACTATCAGACTCCATGACAGCAGTATCAAATGCCAACCAGAAGATCGTAGGAGCCACAACGGTGAGCTCAACTGCCACAGCATTTGACAGCATTGACCTCGATGACAACAATGCGGCAGTGTACTATATCGTGGGCAAGAATGCCACAGAGGGAGTGTTCAGTGTACAGGAAGTGTACCTGACAGGTGCACCGGGAGAAGCGGGTGTGGCACAAGGACCTTTCGTTTCAAGCAAGGAAACCACACAGCTGGAATTCACTTCAGCATACCTAACTACCACTGACAACAGTGTTGGCCTCAGCATATCATCCACATCAGGTGGTTCCACGGTGGTCAATGCGTACAGAATTAACTGTCTAGCAGAATAACAGTCCGATCAACATAAATACACACTATATTAACAATCATGCGGGAGATATGGAACCATGACAACACGAAATTTTAGAGTAAACAACGGCTTAGAAGTAGGTGATATTGTAATATCAGCTTCAGCAAACACAATCACAGGCGGAGCGACAGCGGCACCAAGTGCTGACGGTCAGTTCGCAAACAAGAAGTACGTAGATGACCAAGCGGCGGCGGCACTAACATTAACTAACAAAACATTAACAGCACCAAAAATAGCAGACGCAGGATTCATTGCAGACGCAAGTGGAAATGAACAGATCATTTTCCAGACAATAGGTTCAGCGGTTAATGAATTAGAAATTTCAAACGCGGCATCAGGCAACGGTCCAATCCTAGGCGCAAGTGGAGAAACAAACGTTCCAATAAACATCACTGCCAAAGGAACTGGAAACATTCTCTTAAACGCAGGAGCAGATGTAGTAATACCGGTCAATATAGGATTACAATTTGTAGATGCCAATGAAAAGATCGAATCAGATGGAACTGATTTAACAGTAAACTCCGGTGCAAAAATTAATTTAACAGCAACGACAGATGTACACATTCCAAATGCAGTAGGTTTAGTTTTTGGTGATGGTGGAGAACACATTGAAACCAACAACACTGATTTCACAATCACATCAGGTGGTAAAATCAATTTAGCAACAGCTTCAGATGTACACATGGCCAATGACAAAGGAATAGTTTTTGGCGATGCAGGTGAAAAAATCGAAGGAGATGGAACTAACTTAACTATCGCTTCTTCTGCCGCATTGAACTTGACAGCGACAACAGACATCGTTGTACCAGCTGACGTTGGAATAACTTTTGGTACTGGTGAGAAGATCGAGGGTGACAGTACAAACTTGACTGTGACTTCCGGGGCTCAGATCATATTGTCGGCAACAACAGATGTAGTAATTCCTGCTGACGTTGGAATAACATTTGGTACTGGTGAGAAGATCGAGGGTGACAACACAGACCTTACAGTAACATCAGGTGGCAAGATCAACCTTACAGCAACAACGGATGTACACATTCCAAACGCAGTAGGCCTAGTTTTTGGTGACGGTGGAGAGCACATCGAAACGAACAACACCGACTTCACAATCACATCGGGTGGTAAAATCAATTTAGCAACAGCTTCAGATGTACACATGGCCAATGACAAAGGAATAGTTTTTGGTGATGCAGGTGAGAAGATCGAGGGTGATGGAACAGATTTAACTATCACTTCAAGTGGCTTACTAAATTTATCAGCAGGAACAGACGTTGTTATCCCAATTAACATTGGATTACATTTCACAGATGCCAACGAGAAGATAGAATCAAATGGTACAAACTTGACTATCACGGCGGCTTCAGGAGTTATCGCTCTTGCACCGAACACAGATGTCACACTACCTAACGACAAAGGTTTGATATTTGGTGATGCAGGTGAGAAGATCGAGGGTGACGGTACTGACTTGACTATCGCTTCAAGTAACAAATTAAATTTAACAGCAACGACAGATGTACACATTCCAAATGCTGTTGGCCTAGTTTTTGGTGATGCAGGTGAGAAGATTGAAGGAGATGGAACTAACTTATTGATTTCATCCTCAGGAACGGCCACTATAACAGCGGTAGGTGAAACGATCATCACTAACAACTTCAGAGTTGCGGGTGACTTTACAGTTGACGGTGCAAACACAACGATTAACACAACAACACTTTCAGTGGAAGACAACATCATAGAACTGAACAGAAACGTATCTGCCAACTCAGGAATGCCTTCTTTAACAGGTATAAAAGTACAGAGGGGTTCCACTTCAGCCGCAACTGAAACGGATCTGTTCTGGGTATGGGACGAGACCTTCGCAGATGACGGAACAACGATACATGGTAACGCAGGTGGTGCCTTCACAGCATTCAAACATGCGGCTAATTCTATACCAGTAGATGCAGACCTAGTAGACATCAGGTGTAATGTTATACATGCCTTAGCCACTTCGGCTCAGTATGCTGACGTTGCCGAGCGTTTCGAAGCAGACGCTCCAATGACAGCAGGTGCAGTAGTGATGGTCGGCGGTGACGCAGAGATCACAGAAACAACAGCAGACTTATCTGATCAAGTTTTTGGTGTCATATCTGATCACCCGGCATACGCCATGAACGCAGGTGCAGGTAACAATGAGTCACATCCATTTGTTGCAATGACTGGAAGAACTCCAGTGAGAGTAACAGGTGCAGTGACCAAAGGTCAAAGATTAGTTAGCTCAACAGTGAAAGGCTGTGCAAGAGCGGCCGCTACCGGCGAAACATATTCACCATTCCACGTTATTGGAAGAGCACTAGAGAGCTCAACTGATGCAGGAATCAAATTGGTAAATTGTGCGGTGAGGACAAACAACTAATAAATATTCATACTTTTTAGTAGAATCAAAAGGCCTTGTAGAAATATAGGGCCTTTTTTTTTGGCTTTATAAAATAAATACATGCATGAGTGTAAAAATAAGTGGTAACATCGAGATAAACGCAGATACTTGGTTGGAGTTCCAAGGAAAAAATGATGCCGGAGAAAACATCAGAATAGGCTCGATAAAAGGTAGCATCAAGGACAACAAGAAAGGTGCAGACCAAAGCGTGATACAGATAATCGGCAGGAAAGACGGACAGCACAAACCTTTATTGACCATCGCCAACAATGCCATCTACGCACACCGTGATGTTCCATTCGTGTGGCAGACAGAAGACGGTAAAAAGACCTTCGTGTCAGGTACATCAACTACGAAAAGAAACATAGACCTACCAGACGACAACGGCACACTGATGATAAACAATTCAGGGAAAGTAATGGCAACGGAATTGCCGACAAGCGACCCTAGTAATGCAGGTCAACTCTGGAACGACAGCGGTACTGTAAAAATTAGTGCTGGTTAATTAATCAAGTTATCAAATCTAGTATAGTCTGTAACTTGCCTTTGATGGCTTTGTTATTCAATGTATTCTTCAAACCCATGTGCAAGTTCTTGGGCCAGCATTCAAACGCAGTCCAACAGTATCCTGAATGTTCATCATTCAGTTTAGGTAGGAATTCAGTCTCTATCGCAATAAGATAAGTGTGGAAGAAAAACTTTTGATCGTTTGAAGTGAACATCTCCAAGGGAATGACTTTCTTGAACTTAGGAGTATCACCTATTTCCTCTTTGATTTCTCTCTTCAAACCTTCAAATGCTGACTCTGTGTATTTGGCCTGGCCTCCGACCAATCCCCACATGCCCTGTGTCTTCTTGTCGGTCCTCTGCAAGAACAGGAAACGCTTGGTACCAGTTGAATAGAACAGTGCCCCTGAGCAGACTATATTTTTTTCCATGTATTATTATAACAATTATGGAGTAGTGGCGTCAAGGCTTGAATTATATCCTGGATCTGCTCCACCGTCCAACACAATACTCCAAGTACCTTGTGCATACACGCCTTCGTATGATTTGACCCACTCTGTGCCATTGAACCTGTATTGAATTCCTGTGTTTAAATTGGTAACATAATGTTGTGTTGAATCTGGATTTGAAGCATCAAACGCCACGTTCCATTTACCAGTTGAACTGTTGTACTCTATGATATCCCCGATACTTGCCACTAGTGTTCCCCATGTTGCACTCTGGAATGATGACGTGCTGTCTCCCACATCGTTTATGACCAGATACCTGTCACCGTTTGCCGGTGTGCCAGGACTAAATGTTGCAGGATTTATGATCTTGGAAACTGCTGTCAATGAGTTTGCGGGTATCGTGTCCGAATCAATGCTGTATAACAAAATTGTGTCGTCTAATGTTGTTGTTGCAATCGTTCCTATTATCTCGTTGCCATCGGGTTGGGTAAGTCTGATCTGCGATGTGCCGTTGGTCACTTTGCCATACTGGTCTATTAATACTTTCCAATTGACTGCTGGACCAAATGTCTCAAATGGATCAAAATTAGATGGTTCATTCGCTCCTGTCTGGAATCCGTCTCCTCCCGACGTCACACTTGTTCCCGTAGACCCCAGTAATCTCAATTGATTCCCAGTCACCAGCAATCCAAAATTGTTTGGTGTGATGAAACTCCTCGATGTTAGTGTACCGTCTATTAACCCTTTTGCTATTCCGCCATCGTCATCATAGATGCTCATTATGATCTTCTGTATAACTCCTAGTTTCTTGACCTTCACAGGAGGTGATATCCATATTGGCATTGAAAATGTCAATGTAGCGATATCGATCTCAGAGTCAGCCCCAACGGGTATGGTCCTCGATGAGAACGTTGTACCGGTCAGTTCCACGTAGCTCAAGCTGGTCCAGTCGATGTAGTTGTCTGATTTTTGTATCTCGAAGTCTGGGTTGAACAGGTATAATATCTGTTCCATGATCTGTAATTTCTGGTCTGTGTTTGAACTCCAGATGTCTGCAGTCACTTCCAATCTAAAGGGAGAAGGCATGACTTTCTCGACCGTGTATCCTGCACCTATTTCGCTTGTGTAATTTCCATCTGCATCAACATTCCTTTCTCTTAAATGTTGTTTTTCAATGTGATAGGGGTTCTGCATTCTTTCCCTGTCATAGTTCAGTTCTCTAACGTAACACGCAATCTTTGGAACATACTGTAATGCGTTCTCAGAATTGTTCCTGATTATACTTGCAACTTGTCTTGTAGGATCTCCGTAAACTACCGGAACAGCTCTTAACTGTATAGAATTATCTTTACCTCGGCCTGTTTCCACAGAAAAGTTACTCAATATCCTAATAAATTGAGTTAAAAATTTCCTTACCTGTCCTTCGTAAAAGTGTAGCATTCTTAATTGTCAGCCTTAGGTTTGAGAGCATTTGTTAATGTTTGTCTCTGTGTAACTGTCAAACCATTTATCGTTGAACTTGTTGCATCGTTAACAAAACTTGTTTTGTAGTTTGCTCTCGAATCATTGTTAGTTGTAGTTATTCTAACGGAATCTTCTATTTTAACCCATCTGGTTCCGTCATAACGGAATAATCTGTTAGGTAAGTAATCTGTTCTCAAGAAATAATCACCAACGTCAACACCCGATGTTGGGAAAGATATTCCAAATCCGGCCGGGTGTCCGTTTGGTGCGACCCCATCGCCGTCCATGTAGAAGCCATAGTGCGAACTTGCCGGTGTGTCTATTGTAGCGTTAACAGTTTTGTCACCACTTGCTCTTTGTTCTTCTGTGTTAACATTTTCTGTCCTAATATTTCCTCTCTCGTCTATGGGTGCAACATAGTACTGCTTATAGTTGAATCCTGACTTAGGTGCATCTGCTTCTGCCTGTGCAACTACTTGATCGTTAATTGTTTTTTCTTTGTTGAATGTTGACATGTAACTGGCAAGGGATCCTGTTGTGGTTGCATCACCTATGATGTCTTTAAATTCTTGAGAGTCTACCATGGTCTTCATTTTCAATCTCAACAGGTGTGGCCACCATGTTTGCGAAAATCCTTCCGCCGCCCTGTTAACATCCTCCACAACATAGTATCGTTTCAATGCGATCGGTATGCTCTCGTCTAAAGAATAATCTTCTTTCATGTGAGGAAATTCTATAACATCACCTGCCATTGGTTTCCTGCCTAATCTTTCAACTATGTCGTTCAGATGTACTGTTAAAAATAGTGTGTCGTTCTGTAAGAACATACCAAACTGTGAAAGGTTGAAATCTGCATCTTGCACATTGTAAATCCCTCTCACGATGTAAATATCATCTGCATATTTCCTGTCCCTGTTCTCTAGGAAAAGTAAATCCTGTATGGTTCTCTCGTTTAATGAGTCTCCGGAATACTGAGGATTTGTAGGACTTGCCTCTCCGTCCTTGTTTGTGTCTCCCTGATCGTAGGGGCCTATGTACTTGTGGAAATGTAGATCGGTTCCTCCAACAACGAACATCTCTTTGATGTTACGATCGAAGAACTTGTAGTCATTACCTTTTTCAGGCTTAAAAATGGACAATCTTGGCATATCGTACATATTTATTGAATGCACAACGACTATAAATATGTGTATGTCGGAACTACAAACAGGACAACAAGAAATATTTGATTACGTCAAGAACAGCCTAGGTGACGGTATGATTGACGTTGAATTAGACCCTAAACACTACCAAACGGCACTAGAAAGAGCAATCAATAAATTTAGACAGCGATCTTCAAATGCTGTGGAAGAATCCTATGCTTTTCTTCAATTAAAGAAAAATCAGAACACATACATTTTACCAGATGAAATTATAAATGTGAGAAACCTTAACAGAAGAAGTGTTGGATCTAGGGGAGAGGGAGGAGAAAGCGGAACATTGTTTGAACCTTTCAACTTGGCCTACACCAACACATATCTTTTAAAAGCAGGTGCGACAGGTGGACTGGCCACTTACTTTGCATTCGCTTCATACCAAGAATTAGTGGGGAAAATGTTTGGAAGTTTCATACAGTTCCATTTTGATGTGGCAACAAAGAAATTGACTATCACCCAGAGACCTAGAGCAGATGACGAAACTGTCCTTATGCACACTGACAATTTCAGACCAGACATAACACTGTTCAAGGACATCTATTCTAAACCTTGGATCAGAGATTACACACTGGCAGTATCTAAACTTATGTTGGGAGAAGCAAGGGGAAAATTCAATACCATAGCAGGACCACAAGGTGGAACAACACTGAACGGTGATGCATTGAAGAATGAGGGACAAGCCGAAATGGACAGACTCGAAGCAGACATAGGCAATTTCCAAGAAGGCGGGAGCCCAACAAGTTTCATTATCGGTTAACTTCTATTACTTGTTAACTTCTATTACCGGTAAATTATTACGTGTATTATTTTAAATACTAGTATCATGATAGACGACAGATACAAAAAACTTACCAAATGCACACTAGATGAATTGGCCGACATGGTCGATGACCTAGAGAACATTGCCATACACGCTTTGAAAGAGAGAAAATTAAGTATGCGTAAACTGGTATTAACACAGATCCATGATGTTAAAAAAGAGATTGAAAAACGTTTAAAAAAATAGTATAATAAGTCTATGTTAATAGGCATAGTAGGTTTAATAAGTTCTGGCAAGGATACAGTTGCAGAAAGACTAGTACAAGAACATAATTTCAAAAAAGATTCATTCGCAAAAAGTTTAAAAGATGCAGTAAGTTCTATGTTCAATTGGGACAGAGAAATGTTGGAAGGCAAGACAGCCGAAAGCAGAGAATGGAGAGAACGTCCTGATGCTTTTTGGAGTAAAAAATTTAATAAAGATGTAACACCTCGTTGGGTGCTACAACACTTTGGCACAGAAGTAATGCGTCAGAATATGCATGATGGCATATGGATTGACAGTTGCATGGCTAGATACAAAGGTGAACCAACAGTGATATCAGATACAAGATTTGAAAATGAAATCAAGATGATCAAGGAATCCGGGGGCAACATTATACTTGTAAAAAGAGGACAAGATCCTGATTGGTTTACAAGCTATGTTGAAGGTAATATTAAACCCTCGGGCATTCACTCTTCAGAATATGCATGGGCAAAATCAGAGTTTGATTATGTTATCAAGAACGACGGAACACTGGAAGAATTACACCAACAAGTTGACGATCTAATCGTCAGCAACAAGATCACCAATACGCCACCCAAGTCTACGGACACTGCCCAACCGTTGGCAATTGGCGCAAACAGTTTTTAGATTAGTAGTCGCGGTATTCCTCATACTCCCATCCACAAAGAACACATCCAGTTGAGATTGTTTCTGTGCCCTGAACCCACACAGCTCACACTTCTTATGTTTCTTGTATCCGGATCTCTGCAGGGCCGTGATTCCTCCCACTTTCTTCCCAGCTTTCTTTCTGTTGCAGGTATCACACAGGCTACGCCAGTAGATCTTTGTTCCTTTCCTGTAAGCATAGGCACGAGGCTTTGCCTTACACTCCTTACACAACGGTCTGTCCTTGTATGCCATACACTTATTTAAGTCGCCTATATAGGCACCAGAAAATAGCAAGTTATATCGTAAAAACCATATGATTGAATAAATAACTCTGTATACGTTAAACTTGCAAGGAGAAAACGAAAAATGGCTTTAACATCACCAGGAGTAGAAGTTTCAGTAATAAACGAGAGCTTTTATGTACCATCAGATGCGGGTACAACACCACTATTCATAGTAGCATCAGGACAGGATAAGACAAACGGAGCGGGAGATGGAACAGCGACTGGAACAACAGTTGCCAGCGCCAACACTGCTTACTTGGTCTCATCACAAAGAGAATTAACAGAGACTTTCGGAGATCCGACTTTCTACAAAGACGCATCAGGAAATTCATTACACGGTTATGAATTGAATGAATACGGTCTACAAGCGGCTTACTCATTCTTGGGTGTGGCCAACAGAGCTTACGTTTTAAGAGCAAACATTGACACTGGCGAATTACTAGGCAGTGCAACGGCTCCTACAGCAGACCCAACAGACGGAACATACTGGTTTGACCTTGCATCAACTAGCTATGGTTTATTTGAATGGTCACAAACAGATCAAGCGTTCACAACAATTACTCCAATACTAATCACACTAGTTGGTGAATTAGTTGGCGGTGTTTCTACTGGTGCACCACTGACTTCTATTGGACAAACTGGATCATACGCAATCAACACAACACACGTTTCAAACAAGATCTTCAAGAAGACATCAAGTAACACTTGGGTACAGATTGGATCAAGTGCATGGCATACATCTTTACCAACGATATCAGTTGCATCAGGAACAGCAGTTGTTAACGGTGAGAGCATGATCATGAACGGTGTAACGGTCACTGTATCAGGAACAACTTTAACTGCGGTTGCATCAGCGATCGGTTCTAGCGTGACCAACGTTACAGCTTCTATTAACTCAGTAACAGGTAACCTAGATATATTCCACAACGGTCTAGCACTAGGTGACTCAGCAGGAGGAACTGGGACAATCAGATTTGACGAAGGTACAGGTATGTTGGAAGACCTTGGCATCACAGCAGGTGTTAAAAATGGTGTTCAATTACTACAGGCCAAACACACTAACAGACCCACTTGGAAAACTGCAGACGAAGACAGACCAAATGGTTCAGTTTGGTTCAAGACTACATCGGCTAATGCAGGTGCTAATATTGTTGCAAAACTTTATGCTTCATCTAGTGCAAGTTTCTCAGCAGTAGCGGCTCCATTACATGATGACCACAGCACAGCGATCTTTAACATAGATCCTTCAACAGGTGGAACAGCATTACCAACAGGAACACTATACACACAATTCAACATCACTGAACAAAGCATAACAGCGGCTGATGCACTGGACACTACTCCAAATCTTGGAGACTTCCAGCTATTCAGATATGAAGGTGGTGCAACAACAGTGACAAGTTTATTGACTTCTCCAAGTTTCACAAGTTCAGAAACTTTCACAATCAAAGAGACAAGAAAAAATCTAGATGGTTTTAGTACAGCAGTAACAATTACACTGGCTGGAACAGGTGCTGATGATTTTGTTGCGGCAGTTAACGCTAAAGTTAACGCTTCTGCATTATCTACATCAACTACTGAACTAATAAATGTCAGAGCTAGTAAATTAATAACTGGTGAGATCGTGCTTACACACGTACTGGGCGGTGACATCAGATTGTCAGATGGCGAGAGCGGTACTCCATTGGCAGATGCTGGTTTCAGTACAACGACAGCACATGTTTACGGAACATTCACAGCAAACAGTTCAACACTGCTTAACAACTTGTACACAGTTCCTACTGGGGAGTCGCTTGACTCAACAGCCAACAACGCACTGTTAATTTCAAACTGGAAGAGATTAAGTTACACAGCTTCACTGAATGCACCAAGTAACGAACCAGTAGATGGAACACTATGGTATGACACTAGCTTATCAGCTGATATCATGGCACACAACGGAACAACTTTTGTTGGATATGCGACAGCATACTCAACTACAGATCCAAATGGTCCACAGTTTAGTGCAACAGCACCAACTTTACAATCAGATGGTACTGCACTTGTGACGAACGACTTATGGATTGACACTAGTGACTTGGAAAACTATCCAAAACTTTACAAATACAACACAGCGGCTTCGATCAGTTCAACCAACACAGCCAACCAAGTAGCAGTTACAACAACTGGTGCGGCATGGGTGCTAGTTGACAAAGCTGACCAAACAACAGAAGACGGTATACTTTTTGCAGATGCAAGATTCCACACAACAACTGACAAAGTGGCAGGAACATCAACAGCGGCAGGAGTACCTTCAACAATCAAGAACTTGTTGAGTGATGGTTTCCTAGACCCGGATGCGCCAGATCCAACTTTATTCCCACAAGGTATATTGCTTTGGAACACTAGACGTTCAGGCTACAATGTTAAAGAATACAAAAACAGTTACATCACAACCACGAAGTATCCAGGAAGTGGATCAGCAGGGTTGGGTAACATCAGAACAAACAATGAATCTGTTGCAACTTACTACCCAGACAGATGGGTTCTTAAGTCAAGCAACAACGCAGACGGTTCTGGATCTTTCGGAAGGAAAGCACAGAGAAAAGTCATTGTTGAGCAACTGAAATCAGAGATCGACACCAACCAAGCAATCAGAGAAGACCAAAGAGGCTTCAATGTACTTGCTGTACCTGGTTACCCTGAACTGATCTCAAACATGATCAACTTAAACACAGACAGGAACAACACAGCGTTTATAGTTGGAGATACACCTTTGAGATTAGAGGGCACATCAACAGCAATCCAGAACTGGGCCAACAACACGGCAGGTGCACTGGACAACGGTGAAGAC